CGTCGCCCAGTCGGATGAGCCTGCGGCGATGGTGACCCTGTACGACGTGTGGGTGTTGAAGAATCCGGCGCTTGCTCAGGTGCCGAACATCCTGTCGTGGACGCCGGTCGACCACATGAACGTCGTCCCTGCGGTGCGTGAGTGGCTGGTGAAGCCGAATGTGACGCCGGTCGCCATGTCGCAGCACGGGAAGGCGGCGATGGAGCGTGCCGGTATCGGCTGCGAGTATGTGCCGCACGCGTTGGAGGCTCATTGGAAGCCGACGCCGTCTGATGATCCGTGGCCCGGACGGTTCGTCGTGACAATCCCGAACGCGAACAAGGGTGTGTTGCCGTCTCGGAAGGCGTGGGGGGAGAATCTGCTGGCGTTCTCGATGTTTGCGAAGCGGCACCCGGAGGCGCTGCTGTACCTGCATACGGAGGGGCGTCCGCAGCACGGTATCGACCTGGTAGCGCTCATCAAGGCGTGCGACATTCAGTCTTCGCAGGTGGTGTTCGCGGACCCGTACGACCATCGGATGGGTGTGCCGGATGAGGTTATGGCACAGATTTACACGCGGACGGACGTGCTGCTGTCCGCTACGGCAGGGGAAGGGTTCGGCCTGCCGGTGTTGGAGGCGCAGGCGTGCGCCACGCGGGTCGTCGTCTCGAACTTCTCGGCTCAGCCGGAGTTGGTTGGTGATGGTTGGGCGGTGGATGTTCAGCCGCAGTGGAATCCGACGCAGCAGGGCTGGTTCTGCACGCCGCAGGTCGCGTCCATCGTGGACGGGTTGGAGGAGGCGTTTGCTGCTGGCGGGGGTCACTCAGACGCGGCTGTAGCGTTCGCCGAGGGGTATCGGGCCGACCGAGTGTTTGCGGACGGCTGGCAGCCGATTCTGGACCGGCTGTGATTCCCCTTATGGTGGTGCCGACGCTGACCCGTCACGACCGGCTCACACAGATGCTCGACACCGTCGACGCTGCTATCGGACACCTCATCGTCATCGACAACTCGGGGCGTGGGGTGGAGCTGCCGGACGGTCCGTGGGAGAAGATGGATGTTCTGCCGATGCCCGCGAACCTTGGTGTGGCGGCGTCGTGGAACCTTGCCATCCGCATGGGGCATCGTCACCCGTTCGTTCTGATCGGTTCGGATGATGTGCTGTGGCCTGCCGGTGCGTTGGACGAGTTTGCGGGAATGTCGGGGGAAGACCGTCTGGTCGTGTCGGAGACGTGGCCTCACTGGTGTGCGTTCACTATCGGCATGGGTGTCGTCTCTCAGGTCGGCCTGTTCGATGAGGGGTATTACCCGGCGTTCTATGAGGACAAGGAGTTCGAGCGCAGGTGTGCTGACGGTGGCGTGTCGGTGGATCGTGGGCCGGAGGTTGACCATTTCAACTCTTCGACGCTGCACACGCCGGGGGCAGGGTTCGAGGAGGCGAACTCGCGGTCGTTCCATGAGAACCGTGCGTTGTTCAACTCGGGGCGGCACGGTGGGTTCGACCCGTTCCGGTGGAGGAGGCAGGCATGGTGACGTTCCGCGACTTTGAGGGCCGTCATGCTGGTGAGACGGTGTGGGTGTTGGGGTCGGGGAAGACGCTGGACTTCGTGGACCGCACGTTCTTCGACGGGAAGACGGTGGTGGCGGCGAACCATGCGTGGAAGGGGAAGGCCGACCACGCTTACGTCTGCTCGAACCATTGGGGTGTTGACGCGCCCGGTGTGCTGGTCGTGCCGGAGTTTGAGCAGGTGCCGGTTGCCGACATGTACCGCGGGCCGAGGCCGGAAGGTGCGCTGTTCGTCCCGACAATCCAGCAGGAGTACGCCAACTTCAACCCTGCGGTGCATTGGCCTGAGGACGGCAGGTTTGCGGTCGGACCGTCGTCTGCGACTATCGCCGTGCATTGGGCCGTGTATCTCGGCGCAGCCCACATCGTCCTCGTCGGCTTCGACTGCGGCGTCATCGGGGACGACGAACGGGTCGACGGGTATTACATGCCGGTGAACGCGGATGCGGTCGCGCAGCACTCTCACCACCGGCTGTGGGAAAGGGTCATGAACGACACTGCCGTGTATCTCCGTCGGCGTGGCGTGTCGGTTCATTCGTTGAACCCGTGGGCGACCCTCGGACTGGAAGGTCATTCTTGGGAGCAGCGTCGGTAGACTGCTCAGGCCCGGAGGTAACTGATGGCTAACTACTGCACGCTCGCAGAGCTGAAGCAGGCGCTACGCATCACCGACAACATTGATGACGCGCTGCTGAACTCGTCTATTGACGCTGCGTCACGGTTTATCGACGGGTACTGCCAGCGGTCGTTCACGGTCGCGGCGGGAACTTCGGTGCGTGACTACACGCCGTCAGGCAGGTACGAACCTCTCTACATTGACGACGCTACGGACATCGTGTCGGTGAAGATTGACGACGACCTGGACTACTCGTTCGCTACGACGCTGCGGACGGACGTGGACTATCAGAAGGAGCCGTTGCGTCCGTCGCGGGATGGTCTGCCGTTCCCGTACTACCGGCTGCTTCCTGTTGAGGACGGGTATTGGCCTACTTGGATGCAGCGTGCGACGGTCCGTGTGGAGGCGACGTACGGGTGGGAGTCGGTGCCGAGCGGCGTGAACACTGCGTGCGTGTTGCAGGCGTCGCGGATTTACACGCGGTTCTCGTCACCCGTCGGCGTCGTCTCGTTCGGCGACATGGGCGCTATCCGCGTGTCCCGGTTCGTGGACCCTGATGTGGAGCTGCTGCTGACGCCGTACCGCAAGTTGCAGTTCTGATGGCCCTTTCCGCTATCCGTACTGCCATGGGTGACGCGCTCGACGCGGTCCCGAACCTGCGCGTCAGGGAACTCATCCCGTCGCTGGTCGTCCCGCCGATGGCGGTCGTGCAGCCGCAGCAGATTGAGTACGACCTGAACGCGCAGAACGGCCTGCACCGTTACCTGTTCACCGTCACCGTGTTCGTCGTCAAGGCTGATGATCGGGCGGCGCAGTTGCGTGTCGACCCGTTCGTTGCGCCGACGGGGACGGGTTCTATCAAGGGTGCGCTGGAGGCTGACAGGACTTTGGGTGGGGTGGTGAACACGCTGCGGGTGACGAACGTGAACAACTATTCGTCGGCTGACGCGAACGACGTGGTCTATCTTGCGGTTGACTTTGAGGTGGAGGTGTTCGCGTGACGTTTCGGGCGCAGGTTTCGTGGGGCCGTCTGGAGCAGGGGCGGACGTATTCTGCTGCTGACCTAGCAGGCTGTAACATGGCGATGCTTCGGGCAAGGGGCGTCCTTGTTCCGGTGAAGGCTAAGAGGAAAGCACCGGCAGAGCCGGTCGAACCGGCTGACGAGCCGAAGGAGTAACAGACATGGCGCGTATCGTGCTTACGGACGTCGGTGTCGTCATCGGGACGACCGACCTTTCCGACCACGTCGCTTCGGTGACGATCAACCAGAACATTGACGCTGTCGAGACGACCGCGTTCGGTGACGGTGGTCGCACGCGGACCGGTGGGCTGGAGGACTCGTCCATCACGCTTGACTTCCACCAGGACTTCGCTGCTGGCGAGGTTGACGCGACTATCGCGCCGCTGGTTGGTGGCACGGTCGCGTTCGAGCTGTCGCCGTTCGGCACCGCTGTTGCGGCGTCGGGTACTGCGCCTCGGTATTCGGGGACGGTTCTGCTGACGGAGTGGACGCCGCTGAACGGCACCGTCGGCGACCTGAGCACCGCGTCGGTGACGTGGCCTGTGTCCGGCGTCATCGCCCGTGGCACGTCCTGATAACGAAACTGCATAGGAGGAACCTGCGTGGCTGTATCTCTTTCGTGCAAGGTTTGGATTGACGGGACCGAGTCTGAGTTTCCGGTGACGCCGAAGGTCGAGGTCGATTTCGAGCGGAAGTTCGGCGTCGGCATCGGCAAGGCGTTTCAGGAGCAGAAGCGTGAGCACCAGCATTATCTCGCGTGGCTTGCGGTGAAGGCGTCCGGGGCGGTTGTGAAGCCGTTTGACGGGTGGCTGGAGTCCGTTGAGAACACTGAGGTCATGGTTCAGACGGACCCTCTTTGATAGGCAGTCGCTGACGTGGACGGTGGCTGCGATTGCCGTGGAGACGGGTCTGCCACCGTCTGAGCTGCTTGCCGATACTTGGATGCTGCGTGCAATCGTGGCGTACCTTGACCATCGGAACAAGGAGCGTCGGCGTGGCGGCAAGTGATGTTGAGCGGGCGTTGCCTGGACTGAACCAGTTCCTTCGTGATGCGCGGAAGTTGGGGTCGGAGTTCAACAAGGAACTGCGTAAGGGTTCGGTCGAGGTTGCGAACCATGTGGTGCGGAAGACGCAGACGAACGCGTCGACGCCTGCGGAACGGTTTGTGGCGAAGGCGGTTCAGGCGCGCCCTGATCGCATCCCGAAGATTCGGGTGAACACGACTCGCGGCTTTCCGTCGTCGTCTCGTCCGAACCGGAGCCGTACTGCTGCGGCGAAGGTCAAGGCCATCGACGTGTGGTTCGGTATCGAGTTCGGTGGTGGCAGGCACGGGCGCGGGAACCCGAAGCCGCGCAAGAACTACCGGGACGGCGCGACCCGTGGTGGCATCCACGCGTACACTACGCAGTTCAGGCCTCATCGTGGGAACCGGGGATACTTCTTCTATCCGACGGTCCGTGATGAGGGTGCGAACATTGAGCGGCTGTACGGTGAAGCGGTCCAGCGGGTGCTGAAAGACTTCGGGAAGGGACGCTGATGGCTGCTCCGGGGCGCGTGTTCGCAATCAACCTGCTGGCAAACTCGAAGCCTGCCGAGAACGCGTTCAAGAACGTCGGCAAGGCTGCGGGCCGTCTGCCTACGCCAGTCGGTATCGCTACTGCCGCTATCGCCGCGTCGTTCGCTGCCGTCGTTACTGCTGTCGGAAAGGTCGGCAAGGAGCTGCTGGAACTCGGGGAACAGTTCAACGACGCGTACCGGATTATTCAGGTCGGGACGGGTGCGGTTGAGGGTGACCTTGCGTCGTTGCAGCAGTCGTTCCGTGACGTGGTGTCTGCGGTGCCGTCGTCGTTCAATGACACGGCGACTGCTATCGCCGAGGTGAACACGCGTCTCGGGCTGACCGGCGATGACCTGGACCGCGTCTCGGAGCAGTTCCTCAACCTGTCTCGGCTCACCGGCGGTGACGTGACGGGAGACATCCGGGGTGCCACACGGATGTTCAACCGTTTCGGTGTGGAGGCTGACGACACGTCGGACATGCTCGACTTCCTGTTCCGCGTGTCTCAGGCGACCGGCATCGGCATCGAGAAGTTGGGGAAGAACACGACGGACTACGGCGCGCAGTTGCAGAACATGGGCCTGTCGCTTGAAGAGGCTGTGGTCTTCATGGGCCTCCTGGAGCGTGAGGGGGCGTCGGTTACCCGCATCATGCCGTCGCTGAACACGGCAGCGATGAAACTGAAGGACGAAGGGTTTGACAACGTCAACGAGGGGCTGGCGTTCTTCATCGACGAACTGCGAACGCTGGATGACGACGCGGCTGAGTCGCGGGCGATGGACATTCTCGGGTCGCAGTACAAGAACTTCCTTGATGTGGTCCGGGACAACAACGTGGATTACGGGGAGCTGGTTGGGCGGCTTCAGGATTCGCAGGTCACGATCAACGATACGGCGCGTGAGACGGATGGGGTGCGTGAGGCGTGGCAGGAGTTCAAGAACTATCTGAAGTTGCAGTTCGAGGAACCCGCCACCGCGGTGTTCACCGGCCTGAAGGGTGTCATCGAAGAGCTGAAGCCCGCCGCCGAACGCGTGAAGGAAGCGTTCGAGGAGGACGGGCTGGAGGGTGCTCTGGCGCAACTCAGCGAGGAATGGACGACCATCTACGAGAACAACATCAAGCCGCTGTTCGAGGAGAAGCTGATTCCGTTCCTGCGGGATGTCATCAAGCCTGCGGTGATTGAGGTCGGCCTGGAGATGGGTAAGGATTTGGCGGCGGCTATCGGGAACGGCATTGCGGAGTGGTTTGCGGACAACTGGGTGGAGATTGCGCGGGGCATTGCGAAGCTGGCGAGTCCGGCGAACTTCGTGAGGGCTGGCGTCGACTTCTTGGTGGACCGTGACATTCTGCCGGATTTCGAATACACGGATACTGGTGGACCGACGCCTCCTCCGAGCCCTGGTGGTGGTGGCGGTCCGGGTGGCGAGTTTGTTCGTGGCGGAGCAGCGCAGATTGCTGCTATCCGCGAGGTGCCGCTCAGCGCGTTTGAGAACTTCACCGTTCCGGGTCTCGCAGACGGCGGCCTCGTCATGCAGCCCACCCTCGCCATGATCGGTGAGGCCGGGCCGGAGGTTGCTATCCCGCTGGACCGGCTGGGTGGGATGGGCGGACAGACGACCATCAACGTGACCGTCACTAGCGCTGATCCGCAGGCGGTCGTGGAAGCCCTCCGCCGCTACACCCGCCAAAACGGCGCACTATCGCAGGTCGTGACCGTATGACGACGGTGCGTGTGGAGTATGGGAAGGCGGTCCTGTTCGAGTTGGACTCGGCACAGTTCGGTGTGTTGGACGAGAACTTTCTGGGGGTGGGTGAGGTGCCGGTGGACGTGTCCGACCGGGTCGTCAGCCTGTCGGTGGGTCGGGGCCGTCAGGACGCGTTGGAGCCGGTCAGGGCAGGACAGGCGTCCGTGACGCTCAGGAATCTGGACGGGGAGTTGGACCCGCTGAACCCTGCCTCGGCCCTGTTCCCCGGCGTGGAGCCTGCCCGGACCCTGAACGTGTGGGCTGACGACGTGCAGGTGTTCGCCGGGGTGGTGGACGACATCGACCTCGCGTTCGACCCGTCCGGTGACGCTGTGGTGCAGGTTCGTGCGTCTGACCGTCTGTCAGACCTTGCGTTGGCAGAGTTCCCCCCGGACGGTGAGGTCTTTGGGGAGGATGACTCAGGGGCGCGGGTGGAGGACGTGCTCGCGTCCGACAGCCGCTTCTGGACCGCCGGAACCGCCATCGCCACCGGAGACTCCACCCTCGCAGCAGGCACCGCCACAGGCAACGTCGTCCAGTACCTGAACACGGTGGCACGGTCTGAGGGTGGCGTGCTGTTCGTCGGCAGGGAAGGTGACCTGACGTTCCGTAACCGGCTGTTCGCGGTGACTGCCACTCCGGTGGTGCTGTCGGATGACGGGGGT